GGCTGTGGGGGTTGCTGTTCAGCAACAGGCTGTTCGGCCTGTTCAGTACGGCGCTGTATGCCCTCTCAGAGCCCAGGTACCTATGGCCAATGCGGGCCGCATGGGGGCGCAACCGTCCCTTGCCAAGCACGACGCCGTAAGGGAACCTGCTAGGGCTATGTGCCAACTGCCCGCCGGAGTCATGGCTCGTCTGGTGCGGGGAGGGGCTGCCCTTCTGGTCCCACTTGTTCAGAACTAGACCCTGCGTGTTCAACCCAACATGGTCCATCACAGGGGTGTCTTGCCACTTGTAGTCGACGGTAACGCTATTCTCACCTACCGGCATCAGAGGGATCGGGATGGCTGCGAACACTTTGCCCGTGTAGGGGTTCACCCCGCCCACAACGACTTCGACACCGGCAACCGTCAAGGTCACATCAGAGGTCGTGGCGGGGGTCGCATCACCCCAATCCTTCACCAAGGGGCCGTGGTCCGTCTCCAACCATGCGCGCGTCTGCGTCGCCTGCGCCACCGTGGGTGTGAAGGTGAGGGTAGACTCGTGCACCATGTTGAAACTATTGCTGAACAGTGTGCTGCTTGCCGTTACCTTGGCCTGCGTGATGGGGAGTTGGGTGACCTTGTAGGCACCGCTGGTAGTGAACTGTAGACCCGCACTTGTGCCGGCCACGCCTGTAAGGGCGGCCACTGTGGCATTTGCGTATGGCACACCATCTGCGAGGAAGGTGTAGGTGCCGGCACGCTGGTTGCGGACTACGCTGTGCGTGGCCGATGCGGCGGACCAGATAACGGGGGTCTGCACACTGTATGCGCCGCTGGTGATGGTGATGACATCGCTGCCACCCACACGGGCGAACACCATGCTGAGCTCAATGGTGCCGTCCGACACCACCAATGTGCCGTAGGTGGTGTCGTAGATGGCTGGCCAAAGCGCGCCGGCTGCCGGGTCGAATGTGAAGTCCGAGCGGTATGTGGCCGCCGCTGGCCAGTTGCCAAGTGCCGCCCACCGCCAACCGTAGCTGTTGCCGAACTCGTTATTGATGAGCAGCTTGGTCGCAACATTGGCCATGCTGCTACCCGTGCCCTGCTCTGTGGCCGTGCTTGCCACATCCGCCGTGGGCAGGATGGTCATATCGCTATCGAATACGAGGGCAGGCCCTGCCGTGGTCGTGTAGGGGACGGTGGTCATGCCCTTCACGACCATCAGCACATGCGCTGGGTCCGCAACCCGCGTCACTATGCCGGCGGCTACCGTTGGCCCCATATAGCCCATGATGGTGAAGTTCGTGTCGTCTATAATGGTGTCAACCATGTGGGCTGATACGGTGCCATCCTGGTCCATAATGTAGATGGGGATGGCGATAGAGAGGTCTTCGGTGTAGTAGCTGCCCGTGCCCACGATGGCATCCACACCAAACTTTGCGTTGATGGTGCCGCGCACCACCGTGTCCCCGTGGGTGAGGGTGGTCGGCGTTAAGGCAACGGGGTAGTTTGTGGCGAACGTGTAATTGGACGCCGTGGTGATGCCCGTGTACTCCGCCTGTGTCTGCATCCCCTCGTTGAACTCTAGGCGGATCGAGTTGCCAGATAGCACCCGGATGGCGCTAAGGGCTGGGGTGGTCCCTAGCGCAAAGAAGTTGGCTGTGTTGGCCACGGGGTCAAGGAAGTTTCCGCTAACGGCGGTGAGACCTACTGCGGTGACCGTATAGACGCCGCCCAAGGTGCTGCCCGTGTGGTACAGCAGGACGCTAGTAGCAGTGCCGCCAATGGCTACCGCCTCAATGGTTGCGGGTGCGCTATTGCCGTCGCCCGTCAACGTGTAGTTGAATATGTCAGTTAGGGCCGCGTTGGTGTCCATATCCTCGCTGAAAAACACCTCAACGACTGTGCCGCTGTTGCTGCTTGCACTTGTAATGCTGGCAGTTGCCATGGCTACCTCAGATCACAAAGAAGTTGGATGAATCCTCACCCACAACACTTTGGGGCGTCGTCACCCCCAATCTATCCACGCCGACCGTATAGGCTTGAGAGGCAAGGGCGGATGGCGGTTGTGGGCGGATGGTCAAAGTGCTCATAGCCACCAGCACCCCCGTGCAAGGGCCTGTGGCAGTACGGATGGGCCCGCCGTTGGGGCCGATGCATGTGGCGAGCCTGTATGTGCCAAGGTTGCTGCCCTCCGTGAAGGTAAGCAGCTCCCCCTCAACGGCCAGGGTCCAGTCCTGTGCGGCGTCCGTGATGGCACCACCTACGACGGTAGCTGTGCCGCTGAGGCCTGTGGGGGTTGTGGTGTAGGCCGCCGTGGTCGCATCGGTGGTGAAGGGCAACCCGGTAATGGCAGTCACTGTGTACTCGCCAAGGTTCACACCGCTGGTGATCTGCAAGGTGGTAGGCAGCATCAAGGCGACAAAGTCCCTCGCTGTGTCTGTCAACGTGGTCCGCGCCGCGTTGATGCTGCCGGCGGTCCCTACAAGCGCCTCCGCACCCCACCAAAGCCGCCGCAGGTCCTCGTAGTAATAGGCTGTGAGGGCGTAGGTTGGCGAGGCAGTGAACAGTGTGCCGAACGTCTCTGTGAACAGGTTCCTGTACGTGTACAGCGTGTGTGCCGGGCGTAGGGCGCGCAAAGCAAGCGCCACGTTGTCCCGCAGCGTGAACGGGTTCTCGGCGGGCCATTGCTGGCCACCTTCGCCCATGACATTGACCTCGAAGCTGAACTGGTCTGCCGCCATGTCCCATGCACTGCCGGGGTCGCCCCTTGCCAGTATTGCCTTCTCTAGCACGGTCACCTCAGCATCCGTTAGGAGCTCAATGCCAGACTTCACGCTGGCCTTGGTAGAGCCTGCCAGCAGCAGTTGTACCATGCCAGCAAGGTAGGTTCGGTAGGTCTTGTCGCCGTCGATATCCGGTGCCGTCCCCTCGTCTGACTCTGGGTGCACCAGATGGCCAAGGATCTGGAACAGGAACTCGGGCCGGGTGCTGGTGTAGTCCGTATCCTTGTAGGCCGCCTGGGCTTCGAGTTGGATCTTGGCCAGCTCAACGGCGGCGGCGCGGAACTGCATCCAGTAATGGGGGCCGGGTGCCTTGGCCACATAATTGCTGGGGAGGAGGTCGCGGAACAACGCCATAATGACGTCCGCTTGCTCCTCAACGGCGGTATGCCACTCCTGGCCACGGCTACTAACGGGGCTTGGGTTCTGGGCAAGCTGGTAGGGGAAATCGGGCATGGATTAACGCCCCTCGGCTGTGGTGTATGTGAAGTCTACCGTGCCTGTGGTGAGGTGGCCTGCCGGGCCTGGAACTAGGTCTTTCACGCCGGTATCAACCCCAACCACATACGTCGCCGCGTAGCCGTAGCTGGTAGGGCTGGCACCTGTGGGCAAAGTGACCAGGATGCAGTTGGCTGTGCTGCCCGTGTAGCCTGGGATGGTGTGGCCGGCGCTGCCTGTGATGTACGCACGGGCAGGGGCTGCGCTGAGCAGGTTCGGGTCTACTGTGCGTAGCTCAAGCTCGTAGTCGTCCTCGTACACGGCGCGGTACTCCGTAGGGGGGCCACCGGCTACGGTCGTTGCGTAGGCAAGGGGGTTTTTGAGGAGCCATGTGTTCACTGTTGGCGTTGACCAGCTCGTCACAAGGAGTACATCCCCGCTTTGCGCCACGGTCAATGCCTCGCGTGTCACCACAACGCCGCTGGCAAGGAACAAAGCCGTCAAGGGCAAGATGACGTGCGACACACCTGTGGTGCTGTCGATCACCTCAACGATGTCCGATGGGTAAACCTTGCCATCCAACCGCTGCTCCTTGAAGAAGTTTTCCAAGTTGGTCCGGACCGCTGCATCCACAGTAGCGGGGGCCTGGCCCCTGCCGACCACGATGGTGGCCGTGATGTCTACGCCCGTAGGTGTGGCCTCCTTCACCAGAACATCGGCAGTTATATGCCGTGCGGCCTCCACCTTCGCCTGCAATGTCTCAATCACCATGTTCGTAGTGTATGAGAGGGTGAAGTTCTCTGCGTGGCTGTAATCTGCCACCAGGGATTGGCCACTGGCGATGGTGGAGGCCGCTGTGCGTAGGAAGCTCACAGCGGTTGTTTGCGTCCCCTCGTTGATGGTGAAGTCCGGTGCGGCGGCCCATGGCCCACTATATTCCACCGTCCTGTCTAGGTTGTACACCCGCAGCGTCAGGCTGTTGGCACCAAGCCGCGCCAAGTAACCCGGTGCCACCCCCACCAGCGTGTGTGCCTCGCCAGTAATGGCGAACAAATTGCCGGCGGGTGCCCCCGTGCTTCCATCATCCGTCACCTGCACATAATCGCCTGCCAGCGTGCTCCTGCCCTCGCCCAGTGGCCCTTTAGCATGGTAGAGGCCATACAAGGCCGAGGCTAAGGTGCCGCTACCGCCGTCATCAATGCTGAGGGCACTCACGAGGCTGGTGACACCACGCACGGGCTGCTTGGCGGGCGCATAGATGCTGCTCACCTTGTATCTATAATCCCCCAACAGAACATCCCCGAGGGCCACGGGTGGCTGCGCCAGCGTGGTCAGCAACTGCACTGTGTTGTAGCTGGGGTAGGTAGCACCCGTGAGGAGAAGGCTGGTGCCAGTGCTGATGTCCCGCAGGCCGTAGCCCGCATCCGCATGGTCCAGCATCTCCGTGATCGGGTTCGCTGCCGACAGGTTCGGGTCCTCTGCTTTGAACAGATAGTTTGCCGGGTTCCCCACGACAGTAAACTGAATGTTTTCTGCGCGCTGGTACTCAAAGGCAAACGTTTCGGCAACGGTTGAAACTTGCGTGCCTTGAACCCAAACATCCACCTTGCCGCCACGGTGGATGCGCAAAGTGTTGTCAAAGTCTCGCTGCATCAGAACATTGCCGGCCTCTACGGCTGCGGCCTTGGTGACGCCGGCGCTGTTGGCGGCGAGGTTGTAGTAGCCCTGCCGCGTGCCTGTGTCTACCCCTGCCAGCTTTGTCATGGCGCGCACGGCGAGGGCGTGGTTGGTGTCCGCATCAAGCCCATCGAAGGTCGCTGCGGTGTTTGTGCACCGCAGGCCGCTAGTGCCGTTGACAACGGTGGTGACCTGCCCTGGGCCTACGTTGCCCACGCTGCCGGTGCTGGCGCACGTGATGGTGACGCTAGTGGCATACTGGCCGGTGCTGGGGTTGTACGTGGTAGCTGCGTTGGTTGGGGACAAACTGCTTGCTTGCTGGACGTAGTACTCCACGTTCCCCGCCGCTACTACCGCCCCGATTGGGATGGTGTGCGTGCTGACCGGCAGGGTGTTGGTGTAATAGACCACCGTGCCGGCTGCCGCGCGCCCTGCACTACGGGCCTCCCCAAAGTTCCCTGCCAGCTTGTCGAAGGCCCCATCGATCAGGTCTTGTACGTCCTGCTCGCTGGTCAACTGGAAGGCATCCTGCAAGGCGGATTTGTAGCTGCTGGAGGCTACCGCAATGCTGATGCCTGTGTTGTTGGGATCGTCAATCTCGAGCAGCGTGTTGAAGCTGCTGGCACGGTGTAGGAAGTCCAGCACCAACCGGATGCGTTCTAGCTCTGTGCTGAATGGGTCAATCACCGTGTCCCGCTGCACCGTGCCCGGATGCACCGCCACTTGCGGCTGCGAGCGGAGGATGTTGAGTACCATCGACTCAACCATCTGCTGCCGGCCAACCGCTGGCAGGCTGGTCGCCAATGTCGTCACACGCACAGGTCGTGCTGCTAACTCGGCACTGGGGCTGCTCTCCACCTCCAGGCGCTGCGTGCTGTCATAGTAAACGGCCGTGGCGATGTAATACAGGTAGCTGGTGTCCGGCAAACTGCTGAAGCTGCCGTTGGGCACCGTGGCCGGGTTACTTGTCTCGGTGGCACCCCTTGCATGCGTAAAGCTGTACGTGGTCTTGGCCTGCACCTCCTGCACGGTGGCCGTGAACCTGTAGGTGCCGGCGTTGTAGTCCAACTGCAACACTTCGTCCGCATCTACTTGGAGCTCTGTGCCCGCAAGGTCCTGCTGCGTCACGCGCACGCCCACATACTGTGGCTTGGCCACCTGCGCCCCGGCGCTATCCACCTGTACTGTGCCATTGAAGACCAGGTTGCCCACCTCAGATAGCAGCTCCGCGCTGATGCCTGTGGTAGCCAAGTAGACGTTGATGGGGGCATAGCCCGTGGTGCCGCCGCCGGCTGCCGTAGCTGCCCAGAAGTTGTAGCCCTGCACGTCCGGGTCGTCGAGCCCGTCAATGGTCAGTGTGATTCTGCCATCAAGCTGCTCAACCACTAGACCCGTTGGGGGCTGCGTGACCAGGGCTACATCGCTCTCCTGCACCAGTGTGACGGTGGCTGTGGCGGGCACTGACTCGGTGCCAGCGGTGTCTTGCACCTTCACGGCGATGGTGTTCATGCCCGCCAGCAACTCCAACCCGTTGGGGTAGGCCGCTGCCATGGGGCAAGTGAACGTGGTCCCCTCGAACGTGATCAGGTCCGGATCATTAGTCCAGGCACGGCCATTGATGCTAACAAGCACATCTGCCGTGCTGGCATCAACGGTGCCAGTGAAGAAACGGGTTTCCCGCGTCGTTGTGTACACCGGTGTCGCACTGCTAGTGCCATCCGGCTGCAAGAATTGTGGTGTGGCTACCATCTGTCACCTTTAGCCCGAGGGGAGGAACCGGCTCTGCTGACGCAAACTGGCGCTGACGCCTGGGACCGTGAACACCACACTGAGGTTCACGGTCTCCGAGCTTGCGTTTTGCACATCCGCCTCAACGAGGAATGTTGTTGGGTCCAGCCTGTGCGGGTACACGGCAACGCTGCGGATGGCATACAGCCGCTCCTTTGCCGTGACCTGCTGGTATTGCGCCTGTGCCTTCTGCAACCGCTGTGCGACCTGCAAGGCGTTCAGCACATCCTCCCGCAACAGTGCCTGCACTTGGCCTAGTGCCTTGGTGCCGATGCGTTTGGTGATGCTGCTGCCGTACCATGTGTAGTAGGGGTTGCTACCAAGGGCCGTTAGGATGACCTTCAGGCAAAGCTGTTGCAACAGGTTCTCATCCCCCACCATTGCGATGGTGCCGTCCGCTGTGTGCCTGTAATCGTTCTCTATGGCGCTGGCCTGACACCGCTTGCACAGCTCCCGTGGGGCCGTGTAGCTGACGGTGAACCGTGTGCCGTTGCGCACCGTGCTTACGAAGCGCGGGAACCGGGAGACGCTGAACCCCTCAACGGAGGTCTCATGCATCTGCCAGCCGGGGTACACCTGCCGGCCCCGCACTGCGCGCTGTACGCCGAAGCCCACTGCACTAGCCGCTGTGCCGCTTACCCGCACCCACCCGGCGACACCAACACGTGCTGTGTCTACCAGCACGATATGGCCGCCCTCATTGGTGGCTCTCAGCACCGAGGGCACCGTTGCAGCGGTTATGGCCGCTACCACCCGCGTAGCCGTGACACGCACGCCCACGGGGCAGGTAACGGTTACTGTCGCCATGCTGGTGTTGATGGTTAGGGTGCCGGTGGCTGCCGTGATGTTGAAGGGGCCGCTAACCGAGCCATGCAAGGTGGCAAAACTGTGCAGGCCGCCTTGGGGGATTTGGTGCTCGCCGTTAGCCCAGACACGCACGGCACCTGACAACACACATGGCTGGCTAGTCACCAACGACCGCCGGTCTGCGCCCAACAATGTGGGCTCCTCCAGCGTCAGGTGGGGGCAAGTATGTGCTAGTTGTACATCGAACGACATGTTTAGGCCACCTCTCCCAAGCCTGCCCCATAGGGCGGAAACCGTTGGCTCTACTGGAGCATGATATACAGCGGGGTTGCTCCCTCGCATGTGTCAGCAATGATCTTATCCATCCTCTTCTGGCTCACCAGCTCTGCGTTGTCGATGAAGATGACGGGCCACTCGCCGCCCCGTAGGCCCTGCGCGCCGTGCGTCAGCACCTGCACATTGGCACCGTGCAAGCCCCACGCCATATCAGCACAGTAGGTCAGGAACAAGGGCTTGCCCCACCCCCCTTTCGGCAATCTCCTTGGCCAAGCGCACCGCCATAGTGGTGTGCCCCATCCGCCTCCCCATCCCGTACCGAACGATGCTGTGCTCCTTGGCCCATGCCTTATCCGACATCTTGGCCTTGTGCCCAGCGGCCTCCCTCACCCCGCGCTCTGCCCATGTGGCGGCAACCATCAGGTTGAGGGCATTATACAGGGACTCATAGACTTCTTCTTGCTTGTTACTCATAGGAACAACCCCCCTTGGGCCCGACAAGGCCCGTTATGTGACCCACTAGAGGGTCGTCCACTCTTCCTCTGGCTTATCCGCATACAAGCTCGGGTATGTGTTGATGCCCGTTTGGCTCGGCTTGGTGTAGTCGGGCAGGCCCTCCTCATCTACCTCAAATAGTACCCGGTCCATGGCCGCCACGATCATGTCAACCCGTAGGCCCGTTGCGAACTGCGTGGTGTCGAACTCAGGCAACGCCTGTAGCAGCCCACCCGCCGCCTGCACGATTGCCTCTTCCTTCTCGTTGTAGAGCTGCTCGGCGCAATCAGCCAACTTGATTATCCGTAGCTCCAGCGCGTTGCGCTTATGGTGTATGGCCTGTGCCGTCCACCGCCGTGCGTGCTGGATGCGTGTGACGACCTCCAGGGCTGTCTCCGACAAGTCTGCATCCGTGCCCGTGCGTGCATCCCTATCGCCAATGAGGTTGTAGTGCTGCCCCTCAGCCAAGCCACCAAGGAGGGGATCACCGCCCTTGATGTACACCACGCCGCCGCCGGGGTACCTCCTCTCGGTGGTTCCGTCTTGGTGCGCATGGTCGCTATCCGGGTAAGCGAACATGCTGATGTCAAGCGGGTTGCCGCCCATGGCGATGTAGGCTTGCAGCAACTTGCATAGGCTAGTGCCCTGCCGCACCCAAATGCCCACCCGCTTCTCACTGACCGTGATGTCCCCGTTGCCCTCTGTGGTGCTTTCGTACTTCACGATGATCTTGCCAATGCGCGCCAGCTCCGCATCAATGCTGGCCACACGCGCTGCCACGTCTTTCCGCTCCTCGAGAACGAACCGGCGTAGCGCCAGCCATTGCCCCGTGCGGAATGATGCTTGCCATCGGAACGACATAGGTGCCTCCTAATTTGCGGCGAGGAAGAACTGTTGGAGGACGCTAACCGGCACGCCTGCACCTGCGCAGACAACCACACCGGCCCCAAAGTCTAGGGGGCTATCGCTAGGCTTGTTCTGTGCTGTGGTCAACCCGCCAATGATGCCATCCGTGCCATCGCCCACAACGACAAGGACGCTGCCTATGTCGAACTGCAACGTAACTGTGCGCGCCAGAAGGCCACGGATGCGTTGCAGTAGTTGGGTCAACTGCAAAATCTTTGACTCGGCGAGCTGGATGGCCCGGTCTACTGCATCCGACTTCGCTGTGGTTATGGCTAGGCCGTGCCGCACTTGCTCAACGAGCGTCTCCAGCCCGTCGCTAAGATCCGGCATCCAGCCCATGGGCCGCAAGGCCACCCAACCGCTGCCCATGCCACCCGGCGGGATGGCGCGCTGCAACACAAGGCTGGCAGCAAGGTAGATCTCGGGTGTGAGCACGTTCCGGCAGAACAGCACCTTGGCCGTCTTAGGGTCCAGCACCCCCGTTGTGCTACTGCTGCCGTAAATGACTGGGGACATGTCGCTGCTCCCCTGCGTCTCGTTACCGCCGGCATCCGTGCGTGCGTAGAAGCCCGGCCCCCTTGGCCCCCATACACGGCTGTAGCCCAACAGGTAGCTCGCCCAGAGGTCTGTAGGGCTGATGCCATATGCGGATTGAGACACGCCGCTGCCAACGGCACCATCACGCAAACTTTCTACAATGGTTAGTGGCGGGAAAAACTCCATACCGTGCAGGGTGTTATAGTTGCCACCACCTGCATCCGCTGCGTCAGACCACTTCCAAGTCATCAACACTTTGGCACTTTCAAGCACGGCAAGGCGCTGCTTCGATGTGGGCTTGCTGTACTTCGCCATTTCAAGTGCAAAGTTCTTACATTTTTCCAAAAGGTCACTACGGAATGTTTCCGGCTGCCATAAAGTGTTGTCGAAGTAGTCCCCTGGGTTTTGCCCAAGGATGGCTGGCACTAGCTCGCGGGCAACCACCTCCAGACCTGTGTAGTCCCGCACATGGCCTAGCTGGTAGTCCGGGTGCGGGTCACCTGGGGTGCCCTCCTCCCAGTCGCCGATGGGGTGTATGGATAGGTCACAGCGGCTTAGGACAAGCACGGCCAAGGCCGCTGTGACCAACTCGTAGTAATCAGCCTCGTTTGGGGTGATGTGGTCGAAGGTGCTCATAACGGAAGGGGTGCCGCGGACGCCCCGACTATCCTCCTTGGCGCTGACCTTATTGTAGGCCGTGCGCGGGTTCTTACCGAACAGCAGCTCGTCACGGAGCACATACCGGAGGTCCGTAGGTGATGCAATGGGGTCCAACACGGGCACCACCCGCCAGAAATAGGCCGCTGGGCGAGGCATGGTGGTGAATGTGACCTGGCCAGTGGTGCCATGCGTGGCGCTGGTGACGGGATAGGGTAGGTCCTTGTAGTCAATGGTGGCACGGTAGGTGCCGCCGGGCGTGCCCTGTGTGCCGCCGGCTGGGAAGTAGAAGGTGCGCTGCATGAAATACACATCGCTGCCGTTCTTCAACATGTTCAGCGGGTACACCGCGCCGTCAGCACCCTTAGCCACGCCGTACACGCGGGTGTAGCCGGGCTTGATGCGCCCCTGGCTATCCAACGTGCTGTTGTAGGGCACCGCATCGATCTGGTCCGCCCCACCGAACAGGACCAGGGGCTTGCCATAGGGGTCTAGCAGCTTGCCCCGCTCCCGTGGCTGCACTTTCTCGTCCGCCGCGCCCCGCTTGGGGGTGACGGTGCCTGCGTTTGCCTTTGGCCTGTCATAGTAGATGTCCAGCCCTTCCTTCAGAACGGACACCTCGACCAAGAAGCCACCGGGGACCACAATGGGCGCGCGGGTGCCATGGGGGTTCTCTAGCCCCCACGTCAGCTCGACCTGCGTAGGGGCCTCCGGCTCCAAACCGTAGGCGTCGTACAGGGAGCCGAACTCGCCCTCTACAGTGCTGGCGCTACCGTAGGCCACATGCAACCCAACAGGTGTAGGGATGGCGCTGGTAGGGTTGTTGGGCCGTTGTCCGAACCACCCCATCAACCCCTGCACGTACCGCACTAGCTCATGCACGGTGTTGACATCCGAGTAGGGGACGCCCGCGTAGAAGAACGCGGCAAGCACCTGTGTGGTGTTGGGGATGTCAGGCCGGTTCAAATCGCTCTGGTCCAGCAGCCTGGTCAGCATCCGCCGTTCGTAGGCCGTGTAGCCGCCCTGGAGGCCTTGGATGCCCTTCTGCTCGATGGTCTGCCAATCGCCATGGATGTAGAGGCCGATCTGCTGAATGCTCTCAAGGTACGCCGCAATCTCGCTCACCACCGTCTCGGCGAGGCCAGCCAAAGGGTCAATGTTCGCGGTGGTGAAAGCCCTGGCTACCTCCAAGGTGGCCACGGCCACCTCCAGCATCTGCGTGGTGTACTCTAGGACATTGGAGACGGACTCTACGGTCACGCTGTATGTCTCAGGCAACGCCGGCACCGCTTTGGATAGCCACTTGCCCTGCACATCGTTTATGGAATCAACCACCGCTACCCGCCTTCAACCTGTCACGTAGCTCGTACAGTCCCGCCAAGGTTGCCCGCTCTTTTGCCAAGAGCGCTTCCAGTTCATCACCCATCCCAACCAACTTGCCCACGCCTTTAGGCGGCGATAGCGGCACCCAACGCCCCGTTACCGGCCCGCTAGTGCTGCCAGCAGCTTCACCAGCCGTTCCGCCTTCTCCTCTTCCCCCGGTAGCGCCGCCGCTAGGCGCTCCGCCAGCCGCTTCGTGCCCGTCACTTTGTTCACTCGGTAGTCCAGCCATGCGTACCTCAGCCCCCGCAGATCATCAACATTAGTTAGGGTGTTTTCAATGTACCCTGGCTGCACCGGCAACCCTGTGCCAGCCGCATACGTTGTGTATGCCGCGCCCCCGGCAGGGGGTGTCAATGTGTCCAGCCGTCCATCCTGCAACCAGAACCGCCTGCCGAGGATGCTGAGTGCTGCCGTGTTGTTCATGTATGGGGACACATCAACCTCACCAACGAGGGCCGCGATGGCTGCGTTGCTGAGGATGCCGTAGCCCACCTGTGGGTCCACCGGGTCG